TCAATTTGCCTGGCTCGCCACTCAGCGAGTGAAAGTCCGGTATTGGGTAGTGCTGTCATTTCTCATGCCTCCCTTTGGCTATTAGATTGATAATCGAGCCAGGAACTGACCTAGCTGGACGGTAGATCTGCTGCCGTTTCGTTCTGAACGATGTCGGCGATGCCGTTCACACCATCGTCTACGGCGATGCCACTGCACGAAGTCACCAGGAACTCGCCGTCCTGGAACGTGCCCTCAATGGGGGCTGTCAGTTTGCACTTGTAGACTTTGACATGGATGTCGGAACCGTCGCCGTCGCCCACAGATTTCCCGTATACCTTGAAGTAGGGGAAGGATTCACCCGCCTGGATGTTCAGCGTCTTCGATTCGTTGGGGCTTGTGCCCGAAGTCGTAACCGAACGCCCGCTCATCAGAGCGTACGCTTCCAGACTGATGCCACCGGATTCGAGAGCCCATTCCACCTTGTCGGAAATAGCGGCTACGGCGATGGTTTGGTCATCGCCACGAAGCTCGCTATTGATCAAGGCTTCCTTGAAGCCCATCGTCCGAGCGGCCGGTAAATCGACTTGCGTCGAACCGGTTATATCTGTGAGTTTTACGTCTTTAAGGCCGAATGGATATTGACCATAAGCCATGACATAACCTCCTGCTTAAATGGATGTAAATACACCGGATTTCTCCGATGCTCGACCACAAAAAATGATCGGCAGGCGCAGGAGCCATGTCCCATGACTGATGTCGGTTGGGGTTAGCTGTCATTTCTGCACCCCTCGTCCCTCGGGACAGGCTTACACCTGCCACTCATATCCGGCCGCTGCCACGGCCGGTTGATAAACTAGAATGGCGCCTCAGCGATTGTGTACGCCTTGGCTTTCCACTGCTCAATTTCTTCTTGCTTGTACCCAAGCTGCATCAAGGCGTCGAAACCGTCTTCGTCCAATAAGGCCAGCATGTCAAGATTGACGATGCCGGCATAAGCCAGCATCGCGGCCGTCTCTGCGTCCACGACCTCAAGCAATGGTTCGGCATAGTCGATGACAAACTGGGGATAGGGATAGGTCAGGATCTCGGCCAGTGCTTCCGGGTCGTTAATATCGTTGACCGGATGCTCCTGCGTCCAAACAACTACGTCGTCTCCGACTCTCCATTCGCGTCTCCCTGGCTGTTGATAACGGATTCTCATTACTTCGTGCTCCTCGTTACCTGGTAACGGCTGAGGATAAGATAACAATCAAGTGCGTCATCCCATACGCGAGGCACGTCATCAGCGTGGCGCACCTCAGTAATTCCGGTGAAAGTCTGTCGGTGTAATAGCACGTAAACCCGTGCTCGCGCTTGTTCGATCGTTCCATATCCTGCCCGGTCATAAAACATCACCGTAATAAAGGCCCGATTACTATCATCCAGCGGGCCGTAAGGTACTTCTGTCTCCAATTTTAGATTGGCACAGGGTAATAGCTCTTTCGTTTGGCTATCAAATGCGCCAGATGTTTTCTGCCTGTCAATTTGCGCTTCGTTGTAAATGCCTCCAGTCAGCAACGTGGTCAACGCGCTATCTGCCTGGAGTCGGGCCAGAATGGTCGTCTCAGTCGTAGAGCTCATTGAGAATCTCCTCTTCAGAAAGGGTGCTTCCCGATGGCTATCAAAAGCGTTTGCTGTCTTCTTCTGTCAACTTGAATTTCGTTGTAAATGCCTCCAGTGATTAACATGGTGGTCTCAGTCGTAGAGCTCATAAAGGTACTCCTCGTCGGCCAGGATGTCCTGTGAAGCATAAAACACGTCGTCGAGCTGGTTTGGGCTATCGTTGAGCCAATGGCCCATGACGTTGCTAATGGCGAAACCGGTTAGCGCCGTACCCAGCGCCCCGCCGAGCATACTGGCGTAACGGCCGAACCCACCTCCCCCACTAACGGCATAGTCTTGATACCGACCGGTTAGCTCTTCGACGCTAACAATGATTCCCTCTGTGAAGCACAGGCAATTCGGGTGCAAGGGCAGGACGATCTCGCCCAACGGATAGATGCCGTCGCCGTTTGGCCCGCCACCTTCCCAGTCGTCGCATTCGTCCACTTCCGGGTGATCTGGCGATAGCCAGAACCTCTCGGCGTCCACCCAGGGCATCGCGTCGAATAATTCCCGCGTCATGGCGTGCGCTGCGAACTGCATTTCCGTCCTGGCCAATCTCAGCGCGTTGTACGAAACCCCCTGCCCCTTACAATCGTCGCCTGTTATCCGGCCGGTGTCATCCCCGGCCGCGATGTCTGATTTTGTGATGCGTAACCGCTCACGCGTCCATCTCGGACAGCCGGCCCCGGCTCCGAGATAGCCTTCCAGGTCCTGGGCCACTTCCCAGTTCGATTTTTGCTGAGCCACGCTATTAGCGACCGTTCGCCGGATGCCTCGGCGAGCGTTTGCGTCCATGCGCCATAGCCGGTCGCTAACGGCCAGATCGTCGGAGTACGTCCGGTTAACCGTCTGGTATAGGATGTCATCGAACGTCTGGCCCAAATTATCGCTGGCGATCGAGCGAGCCTCGGTTGTCTCCGGCGGAGTTACCGCTTTGACAATGGGAAGTAATAACGTGTCATGCATCACAGCCATTTGGCCAAAGGGAAGCAAGGCCGCGTGCCGGATGCCGTGCCCGATTATCTCCGTCAGCCGGTCATGGCCGGCATCCCAGGATTTCAGGACGGCCGACAATACCTCACTCGATTGCGCGGCCGAAAACTCCGCACTTCCGTCGAGGCCACGAAAAGCGTCTCTGGCGGATTTAGAGACCTCCACCATGACGCCATGGATTTCGGCCATGGTGTACAAATGCAAACGAATCAAGGCCGTTTGCTGCGCCTGGGCTAAGTCCTTAACCGGGATATCGAGTAAGTCAATGGCCATGTTTGCTACTTAGTGAAACCCCGGCCCAACTTGCCGGCGATACTGGCCAGGCGTTCCTGATCGTTGATAATGGCGCCAGCTTCCAGCAGCAACATCTCCGGGTCGATGTCCGGGAAAAATCGGCCAATAATCTTGGCATAGGTTTCGACCGGCATGTCCAGCGAGCGTAACGCCAGAGCAGCTCGGGCGACCTTCTCCAAATCTTCCGGCGTGAACTGTTTTTTCGGTGGCCACTTAACCGAATACTTGACCGTCTCAGGGAGGATGCCGTTCAATAGCCACTCGATTTCCAGGATAGGCCGGATGAACTGCGACACAACCCACTTTTGCACCTCGGTCAGGGTCTCGTCGTATTGCTCTTTCTGGTGCTCCACCACGGAGTAATTGATATCCTGGCCATAGCCCAAGATCGACATGGGCACCGGGCTTGACAGGAACCACGTTCTCATGTGATGCAACACGTCTTCGATGTCGCCAAGATTGGCGTCACCCTGGATAACTTTTATGTCGCCGTCGTCGGACATGAAAAAATCAGCCGCGGCGGCGAAGGGTTTGTCAAGCACTGACTTGTTTTCGGCCTGATATTTTTTCAGAGCTGCGTCGTCGGCTCCTTTGATCTTGTGAAGGAACTTAATCCCGGCTCGCGTCTTCCGGCGTACGGCGATGTCCAACTCACCCTCTTTGATGCGCTTCCAGGCCGAGCGAGCCGGCGCCAGTAGCGGCCGGCCGTAACGATCTCCCTCATCGTGATCCCAACGGGCGTGGACAATTTGCCACTCGGCGAAATGCACCAGCTCCCGGTCATTGCTCACGTAGACGCGTTCGGGAACTAAGGTATAAGCCTGTTCCGGATCTTGGAACATGTCCCGATCGTCGGTGTTCCGGCGCATTCGCAGCGTCGGCTTTTTGGTGATAATCGTTATTTGCCTTTGTGCATTGATGCCCAACTCCAGGAAGCAATCTCCGTCACGAAAGGCGACCCGATTCCACTTTTCCAGCTTTTCGGTCAGATTGATACGGGATAACAGCTCCTGAGCAACGACCAGCGCCCGTTCATCTTCAGTCTCAATTTGAAAACCGCCTTTCACTGTGTCACGGGCCAAGGTCTGGATAACTGAACTGGCCCGGGTGTCCTCGTTGTACATCTTGCGACATAGGTTGATTATGTCGGCCCGCTGTCCCTCGGCCGCAAAACGGGCCAGCATGGCCTCAACCGGCTTATTCACATTACCCCGAGCTACCTCGGGAATCATTTCGTCCGAGGTGGTTGGCTCCAGGTCGGTCCGGTCCTTAAACAAGCTACGTAATGCATTGACGATACTGGCCACTGTCAGTCCTTGAGCAACCCTTGCACGTCTTTGATGATTTGCGGCCCGAGCCGTTGCAAAGTAGGCATGATGATCGCGTACCGGCCTCCGTATCTTAACTCCAAGAAAACGCCGTAAGGGACGCCTTGAAAGGCATAGATTCGCACAAGCCATTTTTTGTGGCGCGGCCGCTCGGCGATACCGAAGAGATTGCCACGAGCCTGCCCCGTTCGGTCCGTCCAAGGGGCAAAGATGCGCATTTCGTTCTGAATCTCAATCCCACTCCGTTGGGCCAGGCCGTACAACGCCTTCATGAACTTGTCGCCATATTTCTCGATGGCTTTAGCCAGCTCCGATGGTGGTATTTCCCACCTAATGCTCATCGCTTGCCTGGCCATTTATCGCCTCTGACGTGTCGAGCCTGTGCTCCAGCTCTTTGCGCAAATTACGCTCGCGGGTGAGCTGCCCTTTGAGCGACCGTATTTCTGATTTAAGTTCGGCGATTTCCCGGTCTTTCGTATCTCGCAACTCCTGAAATTCAGATTGCAACTGATCTAATTCGACCCGCATCAGTACACGCTCGGCGTTCAATTCGTTTACTTCG